GACAAGAAGAATGCTCGGCAAATTGTATATGTTTCAATATGAAGCAAAGCACGCAGAGACACTCCCATACTATGACTCATTTCCAATCATATTTCCAATCGAATCCCATGCCGATGGATTCTTGGGAATCAATCTACACTATCTCCCTCATCTCTGGAGAGCAACTTTGATGGATAATCTTTATGATCTAAGAACCAATGAAGACATGGATGAAACCACAAGACTACGTTTATTCAACAACGGCTATAATATATTAAAAAAATCTGCTAAATATAAATACTTTAGACCGTGTATTAAAAAGTATCTGGACGAGCAGGTGAGATCTCGTTATATGGAAATACCCCCGGATGAATGGGAAATTGCATTATTTTTACCGTTGGAAAGATTTATAGGTGCTTCAAGAAGAAAGGTCTGGATTGACTCTAGAAAGAAATACCGAAAAGGTAGGAAAGTAGGATAATGCCATTCGACGTAAACGAATTTAAATCTAGAATAGGCGGAAAGCTATCATCTCCCGCAAATTTCAGAATACTTATGAGCGGAGCAATTGTAGATTCAGATGGATCAAAGCTTCTCTCTTTGCTTTGCAATCAGGCACAACTTCCTGGCAGAAACATTGCAACAAATGAATACACCACGCATGGACCTATTCGTAAGGTTCCCTATCAGAATATCTATGATGATGTTGTATTCAACTTCTTTTGCAAAGAAGACATGGGCGTAAATAAGCTATTCCAAGAGTGGATGAACTTTATTGTAAACAACAACTCCACAAACGAATTCAGCTACTTCGATGACTATGTATCTGATATAATAGTAGAACAATTTGATAGCGAAGGAAAGGCAACACATTCAGTTAAACTAATTGATGCATACCCAATTATGGTTGCTCCGCTTCAACTAGATTGGTCACAGCAAAACGCATTCCACAATTTCCAAGTGACAATGGCATATCGTTACTGGAGAGAAGAACCTGTTAGCCTTAATCCATTCGGAAATTACTTGAGAGTTAATAGCCTATATCCAAACTTTGATATCAGCGGTGCTTTGGACACAACAGGAGCAGCCCTGTTCTCAAGAATAGATGGTCAGTTCCTTAGCAAAGCACAACAGGGTATTCGATTTGGGTTGAATGTTGGAAAGGCAGCAAAATCTTCATTGTCTGGAAGACAACACGCTGGTACTCCAGGTGACAATACTATGATTAACCCCTAAAGGAGATGTTTAAATTATGGCTTTACCTAAATTAGATGTACCGATTTATGAATTGAATTTACCGTCCAATAATAAGAAAATTTCATACAGACCCTTTCTTGTAAAAGAAGAAAAGATTCTCTTGATGGCAATGGAGGGTGAAGACGAAAAGGAAATTACAACTGCAATAAAACAAGTGATCAACAACTGTATAGTTAGTGACGACATTGATGTTGAAGCTCTCCCTCTATTTGATATTGAATTTTTATTATTGAATTTACGAGCAAGATCAATGGGGGATGTTGTAAAAACGACTTATATAAGAAAGGATTGCCCTGAAGAAAAATGTAAGCCGGTTGAAATTGAAGTCAACGTCAATGACATCGAAATTGAAAAAGATCCGTCACACGATCCAAAAATTCAACTGACTAATAGCATTGGCGTTATTATGAAATATCCAGACATGGGAATGATGACAAAGTACAGCGGTGGGTTTAAGGATCAGAATGCAGAACTGGCATTTGATTTAATTATCAAATCTATCGAGAGCGTGTATGATGAAAATAACGTATATAGTAAATCAGATTACACACCACAAGAGTTAAGGGAATTTGTGGAGGGATTTTCACAAGAGCAGTTTAATAAAATAGAAAACTTTTTCAACACCCTACCAAAGATGTATAAGGATGTTGAATTTAATTGCGAGAAGTGTGGGTACAAAGAAGATATTAGATTGGAGGGGCTGGCTGGTTTTTTCGGCTAATTCTCTCTGACCATTCGTTAGAGGGAACCCTAAGAATAAACTTTTCGCTCATGCAGTACCATAATTATACCCTTGCAGACATTGAAGGTCTGCTGCCTTGGGAACGAGATTTATATGTAACCATGGTTATTGAACATGTAGAAAAAGAAAAACAACGAAGAGAAGAAGAAAGAGCGAAAAGGTAACAATGGCTCAATATAGAGATCCAGTAACAGGTCGATTTGCAGTTGATCCCGCTATGTCAGGAGCGTCAGCCGGTGCAGGTGATGCTGCACTCAAAGCTATGAAAAATTTTAGCGAATCTCTTAGGGGATTTACTAAAAACGTAGGCGAAAAGATTGCGCCCATTGCCAAGAATATTGGGGATGCTGGTATTAAAGGTGCCAGAGACGCGGGTCGTATTGTTAATCAAAGAAGAAAAGAAGCCGGATTGACTCAAGAGAATATGCTTGATAAGATCGAGAGCCCCATTCTAAAAGCAATAACTGGCGGTAGTTTTGACTTAATGAATATGATGGGTCGGGGTCTAAAAGGCTTGGTGAGAGGGGAAACTGGGGAAACTGATCCGCTGGGTGACGGGGAAAACGGCGAGTCTACAGAAGAAAAGATGGAAGGACGAGCGATACTCGAAAAAATTTCAGACAACGTAGAAAAAATTGCTGAAGCTGCGACGAGTGATGGTGGTAAAGCAGCGCCCGAACCTATCAAAAAAGGCGGAATCCTTGGTATGATTGCCGGTCTGGGTGGTATGCTCGGCATGGGCAAAGGCGGTGGAGTTATCGGAAAGATATTTGGTGCAATTGGAAAGGTGTTCGGTAAACTAGGCACACTCGCCAAAGCCATCCCCGGCTTAGTATCAAAAGCAATGCCATTCCTAAAACAAGGCGCAAAGTTTTTTAAACAAATCTTCAAAAGATTGTTCTGGCCCGTCACTGCTCTTCTTGGAATATTCAGCTTTATAGACGGATTTATTGCTGGTTATGAAGAGGGCGGATTGGTCGAGGGCTTCAAACAGGGTATTGAAAGTTTATTTAATAACCTAATTGATGTCCCACTTAATATGCTAAAAGATGCAGTAGCATGGATCATGGGCGCTCTTGGTTTTGAAAATATCGAAAAGGCATTAAACTCATTTGAATTTGATTTCGGTAGCTTATTTGCAGATGCGTTTGAAGCAGTTGTTGATTTTCTCACCGATATACCCGACATGATGTTGAGTTTGTTTATTAGCATGGTAAAACCAATTCAAGATGGGTTAAACAAAGCTGCGAAGTGGATTCCGGGGTTGGGTGAGTTTAGCTTTGCTGATGATATGCAAGCCGGATTGGATGAAAGAAATGCCGAAAAGAAAAAAGCAAGAGCCGAAAGGGATAGGAAGACTGAAGAAAGAAGAGCGAGAAAAAAGGAAACGACCAAAGCGCCTGGTGTAGAAAAAGCTCCCGCTGCGTCGAGCCAAGATCCTGCTGCAATGATAGCGGCTGGCGCGAGTGTAGAAGAGGCTAAATTTGAATTTATGAAAGCACAATCAACGCCCGGCGGAAGCTATACTGATGAAGAAACCGGATTAACCTTTCTCGATTATGATGATTATGACGCAGCAGAAAGCGCGTTTAACATGGAAATGAAATCAGCACAAATCGAATCCGCTGGTGGGGGAAAGGGAAGATATGAAAAAGGAAAACTTGTTTCTGTTGACGGAAAACCTGTAGACGCCCGTGCAGGTGCCGCATCGCGCATTCAAGGCGCGGGAATAGATGCCGCTGCTGCTGGAAGCGCACCTGTTGTAATACCACCTCCTCCTGCGCCATCAGGGGGAGGGGGCGGCGGAACAAAACCAGTTCCAGTGCCGATCCCTCTTCAAATAGCAACAGACCCCACACTGGCAGTACCAGCACAGGGCGTTTATGAATCTGACGACTGGTAAAACAAAAAACCCCCCGCTCCAAAAAGGAACGGGGGGTTCTCTATTTCTATTTAATTGTATTGACGACTAACCGTCAGCTAGCTTCTTGAAATAATCAAGAGAATCGTCATCCTCACCAATCGAAGAGGGCTCCTGATAATTGGCAGTCGGCTCCTCATCTGCAAAGGCAGACTCGGTTCCCGTATCACCACCGACCCCGATCACCGTCTCAAAGCGAGTCTTGAGTTCGTCATAAGACTTGAACTGATCGGCAGCAACCAGCTCCTCAAGGGAATACTGAGTATTCCAAATGCGCTCAAGTTCGGAATCATCGTCCGAAAGGGCAGTCTGTGAATCAAACTCGGACTTGTCGTAATTACGATAACCCGCAACCTTACGTGCGCGGAGACGGAAGTTGCAACCGCTCCAAAGATCAAACGGGTTCACCGGAGTATCATCGTCAAACTCGGGGTTCATCTTATCGTTGATAAGATCAAAAATCTTCTTGCCAAACTTAAACAAAAAGACCTTGCCCTCGTTGTCGGAATTTGCCGGATCGCTCACAACATAGATGTTCGCGATGTACTGGAGCTTGCGCTTCTGCTTACGAGCAATCTCCTTGTTTGACTCAACACCAGAATTCCACAGCATGGTGTTGTATTCGGAAACCGGATCTTTCTGACCAATGGTAGTCAAAGAGTTCTCAATATACCAGCCGCCTGGCCCCTGGAACCCATGCGACCACAGGCGAACCCACGGAACTGTCTCGCCCTGTGTTGCCGGAAGGAACCGAATGACCGCATGACCATTCTGTGCCTTATCGACTGTCAGCTTCCAAAACCGATCATCCTGACCGGGATTTGATGCCGTCTCATTAATCTTGGTAAGCTCCTTGGAAAGATTATTGAGACTTGTGCTACTCGACTGCTTCAGATGACTAAATGAATTAGACATATTATCTACCTCGTATTTGTTGTATGTTATTAATTGTATATTTTGTATTTTAGTGTATTGTATTTTTCTTTCTTAGTAGTTCAAATGGATCGATATTTCCCTCCTCTTCTTCACGTTCACCATCATAATAATCAGTCTCCGAATGCTTTTGTGTCATCTCGATTATATAATCGCGCGTCTGCTGCATGGCACGCTTATATTGCAAAACCAAATCAGCCTGCTCAATGACCATGCCCCTCAGTCGAGAATTCTCTTCCTCTAAACCAACATTCAGTTTTTTTAGACATTCGTTAACTTCAGCTCTCAAGAAAATAATCTTGATCGCCTCTACGAGTCGTTTAATCATTTTCACTGAAAAATTCCTTCCGTAGTATCTCTTTGAACCTTATACGGCACTTTGCGTCATAGTTCAAAAAAGGAGTGTATTGCCGACATAAATGATAAAAATCATCCCATATTATATCACCCCTCAACACACAATCCCAATGTTTAAAACATCCCAAAACCATATCAATACCAATAATCGTCTCTAATGATATGGCACCCTCGTTATACATATCAAATAGTTTTGGGTGCTCCGACTGAGTACAACTAAACAGGTCATTAAAACTTTCTGTCGATTCATTAAGACATAATATATCACACTGAAACTGATGTGTCAAGTCTCTTTTTTTCTTTTTCCAATTCTGATA